TACCTAGTTTTTGACTCTGATACTTAACATAGTTAATAAATTCTCTTAATGCTTTTATTTTACCTTCTTCAGGGTTAGAAGCAGACCCCTCACCATAAGTCACAGGATGGTACTTACACATGTCCAAATATTCTTTAATCAATAATTGGTCATCTCTCATCACCTCTCCCGATAAGTCACGGTATTCTTTTAGGTTTTGTATTAAAGACTCCGCACTTATACCATTATGGTTAGTCACAATAAAATTATAAATAGAGTCTCTTAAAACCGTAGGTGTATGTCCTCTTGCTGTTATTATAGCAAAAATAGAACCCCCATTAATACACTCAACAAAATCGTCCCATGAAGGACCTGGTTGAGCCAATAAGGAGTCCACGATAAATTTCTTATCACCCTGTACACCAAAATTTCGGTAAGGGTCTTCTGCATAACCAACAATCATTTCACCGTTATAATCAAAAGGTTCTTTACCGATTTTTTGTCGGTACTCAGCAAAGTCCTCTGTAGACATACCGACTTCACCACCTTGTTCAGATTGTAACATAATTTGAGTGGGCATAATAACAATATTGTCATCCCAATCAAAAGCATAATACTTTAAATCAGGTTGACCTTCTTCTATACCCTCCCTAAGGTTATTAAGATTTCTTCTTATAATCTTTTTAAGACTCATATTACTTGTTCAATTTTTCAATCAATCTTTCTAACTGAGATTCAGTAACAATAATATTCTGAGGTTTTTCAGAATAAGTTTTTACACCGTTGTCTTTAACTTCTAGTGCTTCTCTAAGAACTTTCTTTTTAAATTCCATATTTTTATTTTTTTATTAAACGTTTAATTAAAAGTAATAAATGGGGGACACCGAAGTATCCCCCATTATATAATTATCAAATATCTTCAAAAGATGCTCCTGTTGGAGTAATTAAAAATTCGATATCTATGAATTCTAATGCTCTTGTTGGTTTTAGATAAATCTTACCTACTAATTGGTTAGCATCTAAATCCTCAGGAGTATTCTGAACAACAACTCTAAAGTCAATCAAACCTCTATCTCTTCTAATAGAATCTAAGATTGGGTTTACTGAATCTAAGAACTGTTGTCTTACTATTTCATCATTTTGTTCAAACAACAATCTAACCGCAACTGCTGAAATTAATTTACGTGCCTGTAGTAATAATCTTCTAACATTTAATCTATCAAGAGCAGATTCTTTTACTTGGAGGGTTTTGTTACCCCAAATTACCGTACCCACATCAGAGAAAGTTGCGATTGGATTAATTCTACCTTTATAAAGAATATCTCTATCGTCTTGTGTTAACTTTTTACGTGCTTTAATACTGTTAACGAGACCTCTTGTGTAACCCGCTGATGCGAACCATGGGAATGCGATGTTATCAGTTAACGCTAAGTTTCTTGTTACTTCTGCGGTTGGCGGTATATAAACCTGAGTGTTATTTACACTGTCTCTAGTTAAAACCCATGGATAGTAAGTCGCAGTATAGTTAGAATCTATACCTGTTTCCTCTACAATGTCCACAGCTTCTTCAGGGTAAATAAAGTCACTATCAAAATTACCTGTTGTATTAGTAAACATTTGATAGTCAGGAGTTGTACAGATATATATCGAGTCCGCTCTATCAGTTTCAACCATATCAATAGCATTCTCAACTAAGTTAGAATTATTATATAAATCAATACCTGGTGTTGTTAATACATTTATATTTACAGATTCAGGGTTAGCAAAAGTATATTGACCCCATAGATATGCGTAATAATCAGTATTAGCCCAATTTAATTGGTCAGGTCCTACAATTGTTTTAAAAGCTCCCCATCCATCTGCGGTTGGATAACTAAATGAAGGAGCCGCACCTTGCAAGAATCCTGTCTGTCCTAATTGATATCTATCACCATTAGTTCTGTATTCTCTATATATGTCCCAACCATCAAAACCACCGCTAGGTACAACAGTGAACTTTCTACTGTTTAATTTGTAATACGGGTCGGTTGATGATGTTGGTTCACTTCTAAATGTAGTTTCTCCTACTTCAAACGCAGTCTCACCTGATGTGGTATAACCATTAGAAATTAATACGACAGTCGCTCCTGAATCCATGTGGAATCCTTTAGTTAATACTGGCCATGGAGAAGACTCTAAGGCATTTGCCAAATCAGAAGGATTTTGTTTACCTTTATATTGTAAAAAGTCTGTATCTATACCTACAGTATTTGATACACCTAAATAAGTCTTTCTAACTTTATCTCCACCACTTCTTATAATGTTATCACCATTAGCAGTACCGAAAGGCGGGTTATATAATACATCACCAGGTTTATCATATTTTGTTTTATAAATTAAATGAGGTGAGTTGTAAGATGTATATTGTCTTGTTACGTATCCGTTGAATCCACAAGGTAATGCGTCTACAGGAGCGTCCTCATTTAACTCAACCATAATATATCTTGACTTTAGTTCAAACTCACCGTTTGACGTACCTATTTTCTTTCCAATATAACTATTTAAAGAAATATCCATAGTACAATTAGTGAATTTTTCTAAAACTACTGGACTTGAATCTGTATCAAAATAATCTCTTACAATTACGTCAAAAGTACCATTGTTAAATGAAATATTAGCAATTGAAATTTTAACCTCCGTGTTTCCTGCGGAACCATCTGATATTGAGATAAATTTAAATAAGTTATAAACTTTAGAACCTCTTAACTCTGAAACGATATATGGAGTTTCAGGTGTTTGGAATCTATCCATATACCATCCAATACTTGTATTATCATTATCACTTCTAGCATCACCTAAAGATAGTAATTCCGTATTAAGACCTCTAATCTTACCTTCTCTGTATCCGTTTACTAATAAATTAGAATACATTTCTTCGACAAATAATGGAACGTCATTAATTGGCTTTGAGAAATTTCCTCTACCAAAAACTTTGGATATGAAATTTGAATTGGATAGCTCCAAAGAAGTTCTAAACGTCTTAACTTCATTGTCAACAGTTAAAGCGGAGATTTCAAATGTAGCAAATGGGTCGTTATTAATTAAAGAATAAGAGCCCGTACTATTAATTTGTACATCAGTTAAACCTGAAACTTTATATTCAGGACCGTCATTATCTCCTTGGAAAGTTGATATTCCTCTACTTCTCATAGTAGAAACTACCATATTGTGATATTCGGTCATTACTGAACCAGTATATGGTGTTAAATAGACTTCAAATTCACCCGTGTAAACACCACCCACTTCAGTTAATGTGTTTAACGCCATACCAAAACTAAACCCATCGTAGTTAGTTCCGTTATATGAAAATAATGAGTAATACCAAGAATCGTTATAACTTGATGAGAAATCTGCATCATTTGTAGTTAATCCGCTAACACCGAAAACATTAGTATCATTACCTGAAACATAGTTTCCATTAATTGATGTTACATTAGTGTAAGCATCAACACCTAGAGTTCCCCATATATATGTACCCTCACCTTCAGTTGATGTTAACGAATCTGTTATTTCACTATACGCATATGTTAATATGTCATTTTGAAGTGTTGAACTTCCTCCAGCAAAAGTCGTATAATTATCTGTCCATATATCAGTAATTTCTGTAGGTAAAGTGTTTGATGTTATTAAAATACTTGTACTGTCACCTGTCACACCTGTAAACGTTATTGTAGATACACTTGATGATGTTCCACTAAGTAAAGTATCTCCACTTAAACTTCCTACAGTTAATATAGACCAAGATGGTCCGGCATCGTATCCCGATAAACCGAGAACACGAGTCATAAATAATTGATTTGATTGCTGTAAATATGATTTAGCGATATAAGATGCTTCATATTTAGGAATTTGTGTATTTACAAATTTGGTTGGGTTTGTTCCCCCAAAGTAAGATGTGAACTCATCAAAATTTGTTATGAAGATAGGTTCAAAAGCCGGTCCCTTCTGAGCCTCACCAACAATACCTAATGTTGTTACACCGACACTTTGAGCCACAAAACTCAAATCTCTTTCTGATGTATAAACACCTGTAGAAATTAAAACTTTATTTGCTGTTGCCATTTTTAAAAATTTATTTTTTAATTTATTTTATTAATAAATATTGTAAAAAAAACTAAAGTTCAGATACTGTAAAGAACTATTTATATTGTAGTATGAAAATATTATCTTTTTTTATCTTTTAGTGAAAATGAAAA